CGGCCTATTCTACGTCCCATCCACTTCGGGACCTGGTAGTTGTGTTGCATTGGGTCACCCCATCCTAAACCACCATACATGGTGGGTACTTGGGATAGTTTTTGAAGCACTTTTTGTTCTCTTTTAGAAAAGAGCTTTAAAGAGCTTGGGCCCCAGATACGTCCTAAATCTACAAAGTTGTCAGGCGTACTTCTACGCCATTTGTAAATTGGAATTATCGTGCTCGGAGTTATAACGAAAGATGCGAATTCAGCGAAATGACCTGAAAGGGTCTTCGTTTCGGATACAGGTATTTGATGCCTGGTTAACCAGAAACGGTAGCGCTGGTGAAGCTCCTTTCCCCTGATGACAACATCATCACCGAGTACGTAGAAGTCTTCGTTCCACTGACCATTATTCAGGGCCAGCAGTACTAAGCCATGAGTCAATGCAAAAGAGCCAAATGAAGGCCTCAATCCCATCGGCTGACCTTTCCGCCATCTGAGTAACTTGATACTGCCATTTCTATCCTTGAACCACCAGGGCTTACGTGATAAATCGTTGAAAAGCGATATCATCTCTAGCGCAACTGGATCGGTTTGGAATATGAATTTCAGTACCTCCACTTGGTAACCAAGCGGAAAATGGTCTGTCGCAGAAGAAATATCCACGCTAAACCATTCATCCCCGTCTCTAAGAGACTGCTGCAACTTAATAAAAGGTGCCCATTGTTCATGGGTACAGTCCCAGGGTAGTTCTTTAAGAACTCCATGGATTCTGTCAGCAAGAGGGTTTAGTGCAGCCTGCCACCACCTGTAAGGGTTAGCGACCGACCGTAGTTTACCACCAGCCTCTTGAATGAAGCTGATAGTACCTCCGAGTAGACCCACTTTTTGGTGAGTCTTTTGGCCTAACTTCTGGATCAGTGAAACAGAGCTCCACATCCCCATCTCCCGAAGAACCTTACTCATAAATGGGTAGTCTTCGAAAAGAGCACGGATCTCCCCGTTAGTAGTGCCTGCGAGAAGTAGCAGGATGCTATCTGTAACACCCCCAATTTCGGGACGTGTGACAAACATATCCAACTCACCGTCTGATGAAATACCTACAGAAGGTGTCCGACGTGCTGAACTCCATTGCTTATCCATCAACCAAGAAGGTTGTACGACAGGTTTTGGTGGTTCTACACTCGCCGCTGCATTCAACAGTTGACCAAGAAACTTATTGGACAACTTTACCGGTTCCGCTGTAATGCTTGACAAGAATTTCTCGTCTTGCTTGACAGTACGGTCTGGTAGAATGATATAGGTATAGACGTTCAACAAAGAGAGGCACCTAGAAAAAGTAACCTCACTTTTGCGAGAAACCGTCACCATCCCTTTATACCAGGATATCCCCTTGGAAGGGTACTCCCCGGGTGCCCATAAGGGCTCGAGACCTGCGATCACTCTAAGAAGGTTCACTTTCATCGATTTTAATCGACCGATTGCGAACTCCCAACCAGAGCTCTTTCC